CAATACCAGCACCTGCTGAAGTTGTAATCTGAGTGTAGGTAGAACCATCGTTGGTCAATTCCCAATAACTACTCGATTCGTTCCAACGCAACTCTACGTTTGCAGAACTACCACGATCAACTTCTATACCACTCGTTCCTGCTGTTACTCCTGCTCCAGACTCGCCATTGTTTAACGTAATAGTGTTATCTGAAATTTCAGTATTAGTTGTTTCTACAGATGTTGTCGTACCTGTAACAGTTAAGTTGCCGTTAACTGTAACTGTGTGCGTCGTAACAATAACATTATCAGTACTTGCGTCTACTGAACTTATATTATAATCACCGGAAACTCGCTTAGTCGTAGCCATTCTTTTTTTTACCTATTTCAATGTATTTAGCACGGTTTTGAAATCGTTTATAAACAAGTGTTGCAAGTTTTTTAACGGTTTAAGCTCAGGTGGTTCGTATCCATCTTTAGCAATTACCCTAATAAAACGTTTATCTTTAAACTCATTAACTGTTTGGTGTATTTGTTTTAACCAGTTTCCGTAAAAAGTTGGTTTCTCCGTCGAGGTCTTGTAATGACTGGTATCTGCATAAACATTATTAAACTTTTGATGTTCATTTAATCCTGCTAAATCAAACCCAATCATATACAAATAACTGTGATTAGCACGACAAGCATAACTTAGTGCCACTTGGCCACTCGACCAACCGTAATTATATTCTATTGGTTTTGCACCTAGTCCGTCAATAGGTCTACGTGTATAAAACCTATTCGTTTTTGCATAACCAGACTCTTGTATTTCTTTTGCTATGCCACCATCTGTTGCTATTAATACATCTGGTGTAAAGTCTCTGTACAAGGCATTACAGCCGTAAATCATACCTCGACCTCTTAGACTTTCTAAGTCTATGTCTAATCTACTACGTCCGTTTCCGATAATAAATGCTATTGGTGTCATAAAAAAAAAAGGCTACAATGTAATTATCACTGTAGCCTTTAGTAGTTAAAAAAGTATTAACTATTATGCTAATGGAATGCTTACTGAAACTCCAGCAACTTCGCTTCCGCTTGCTACCCACAATGCACGTTGTCCTGTTGTGAACTCTGTGCCATCAACAGGAGTTAGTGTAACATAACGTGATGAAATTTTACTTACATTGTATGTGTCACCAGCTGAATCTGTTGCTGTTAATTGACATTGCCCTGCGGCTAATGATCCACTTGCAACTGCTGTTAGAATTAAATCTTCTGTGCCGTCGCTTGTGGTAATATTGAATGTCTTGCTGCCTTTTTGTGAATTTGCAGGTCCTGTATTAGCTGAACCGCCTGTCACAAAGCCAGTAAACTGAATTTGTGTAGATCCTGCTAGTGCTGTATCACCAATACTACCTGTAGTATTTGCGGCTGGCACCTTAAGATTGCCATCCACTGTTTTTGCTGTTTTAATAGGTCTTCCCATTTGTTTTCTCCTTGGTTAGAAGTCCAATGCGAGTTCTAGTCGCTACGCTGTTGGGACAGCATAAGTCAGTTTTACCTAACTACTGAACAATAGTATTTATAGAAATGTTAGTCACAAAAAAGGGGCGTTTCAGCCCCTTGAAGTTCACTTATCTGTTTCGTGTATTGCACGTAACAATAAGATTTTAAGCATTTGAGACTTATGATAGTCTTTCTGTGCTTGCTCTCTACAATAGCGAGTCCACATTGTCATGTTAACACCCTCCTTTTTACAGTTAGGTGCGTTCCTTCGGTAACCATTACCTACTTCCGTCTCTTTCGAGATGAACGATGATAATGCGTTCCTTCGACTAATAATGAAGTCTACTTCCGGCCTTACGGCTGAACGTATATATATTTATACACGAAACGTGTAACTAAGTCAAGTTATAATGATAGAAAAGGTGTTGAATCATAATTAAGCAAGTCGTTAGTTTCTTTAAGAGACTCTGCAGTAAAGCATCCAATCTCCCTAGTTTCAACTAAACGTGAGCCTATGTGCCTGCGCACATCTTCGTATATTTCAGGAAGAAGATCTCTGTTGCCAATTATGCGTTGACATGCACCTAGGTTGTAGAACTCTGGGCCATGCTGGTGATAACCTGTTGACGATGTTCCGTCTGCCAACGATACTGTGACTAAAATTGCCATTAAGATAATTTGCATTACAATACTTATACGTCCCAACAAGAAATACAAGTCACAAAAAAGGAGTCTTTCGACTCCTTCCTTGTATCCTATTCCGAACAGGATTTGTATTGCTTTAAAACTTCTTTCAAATAACTTAAAGTTATTATGAGAAAGAAAGATTAGACATTGCGATTTCACCAACATAATCACCAGCGTTACCAAGCGATGACGCTGTGTTTGTAAGCTCAACATAACCGTATCTGGTCATAAAGCCTACAACTGGTTCAAATGTTGCTGGATCTAAAACAACACCAGAGCTCATTAATGGGATATATGGGCAATAGAATGCGGCTGCATCAGCCTCACTTGAACCCTTATAACCAACTAATACTGCTGTTGTGTCGCTTGCATAAGAATCGCAATATACACGCATTGCACCGTTCAATGTACCAACAAACTTAGTGTTTGTAGGTGCTTCGAATGTGCCTTCTGTTGTACGTGCGAATGCACTTGTTGTTGCACTCTGAAGAACTGTTAGTGCGGCTGGGGAAACAACTGCCCAGTTACCTGCACCACGTCTTGTTCTTTGAGCAATCTTGTTAGCAACTCTGTTAATTAAAACAGCAAGAGCGGCATGCTCGTCACCAACGTAAGTAGCTGTACCTGAAACTGCTGCCTGGTTGTATGTTTCTTCAGTTGCCGCTAGGCTTCTTAAAGAACCAAGTACTTCCTGGTCGATTTCAACAGTAATCTCTTGTGCAAGAGCAGCCATAATCTCTGCTTCAACATCTAAACCGTGCATAGACTGTGCGTCTTGAGCGGCTTCAAATGTCCAACGAGCTGATAGCTTTCTGGTTTTAGCTTCAACAACTTGCTTTAAGATCTGAACGTTAATCTTACGTCCTGGTGAACCTTCAAGTGTTGCTGTGCTGTCAGCACGACCAGTTGTTGTTGAACCGGAATATGCTGTAGCAATTTTGAATGGTGAAAGAGCTTCGTCACCAGCTACTGTGTCTGTATCAAATGGTGCAGACGCTGATGATGTTGCTGTTTCAGCATAACGAACACGTAATGTGTGAATTTGTGCAACTGGACCAGTCATTGGCTGTACACCAACGATTTCGTTGGCAATAACAGTTGGCATAACTCGTCTGATTACTGGAAGAATAACTCTGTTAAGAGTAGCAACGTTACCACTAGTTGTTGCACCGCCTGTAGCGGATTCTACCAAGTGCTTCTTTGTGTTTTCTAACACGGAAGCCATTGTTGTACGGCGAGAACCTTGTAAACCTTCTAACAGAGCATCTTTGGTCTCACCCCAACGGCCTTCTAGTAAATTATCTGACATTTCAGTTTTCTCCTAATAGTTTTACTAATTTATAGCCCTGCTAAACGCTTTAATTGGATGATATTGCTACCATCTTCCTTAACGACGTCTTTCGCAGTTTTATCACCAGTTACTTCTTTCTTATTTTCTGAAAGAACTTGCTTTGCGGCTTGTTCGATCTTTGAATTGTTAAGAACTGCTGGCAAATACTTGTCAAATGCAGACTGAAGTTTATCAGTTTGCACAGATTCGAGTAAGTCACTCATTACAGTGGCCTTCTCTTTGTTTAATGTCTTAAGTAATCCATTGAGTGTATTACTTCTCTCACTAGATTCCTTAATAACTTTAATTTCGCTTTCTTTTGATTCAACTAATTTCTTAGCATCTTCTTCTGCTTGTGTAGCTTCTGCAAGTTTTTGATCTTTCTCAGCAATAATGCTTTGAAGTTTTTTAATTTCCTTGTTCTCATTTAAATGAGTACCAGCAAATTCACTTGCGAATGCTTCAAACAATCTACGTCCAAACATGTTCTCACGAGCTGATTGGATATCTTCTTTGAGTTGAATTAACTCAGACTCTAGATTTGTAGCAACTGCCTCTTTAACTAAAGCAGATGAGCGAGCAACGAATTTAGTTTTAAGTTCGTCTAACTTTTCCTTTGCACCAGCAACAAGTTTGACCTTTGTTTCCACAACGTCTTTCTTGTCTTGCTCGAACTCTTTGATTTCCTCAGCAAGTTGACGAATAACGAACTGCTCAACTTTAGCCATTGTACCGGCCATTGCCTTGCGGTCCTCACGTAACTCTTTGAGTTCTTCGGAAAGTTTACCAACTAAGAAGCCTTTAAACTTATCTGCTGTTTCAGACATCTTTGTGTTGAACTTAACTCTATCTTCTGCTAATCTCTTCTTGTCTTCAGCAAATTCCTGAAGCTCTGTAGTTAAGGATTCGTTGACCATTTTGTCTAAAGCCTCAACCATGACTGACTTGTCATGCTCATAGCGTTGTGCGAATTCCTCACGAAGTTCAGCACGTACAGTCTCTTTGGCTTCAGAAAGTTTTGCTTCCCAAGCCTCATTAATTGCAGTCTCTGTTTCTTCGTTAATAATTCCGCTATCTAGCAATGGTTTGATTGCTTCTAACATACGGATCTCCTAAATTTTTAAGTCCCTAATCAAGCGTGTTACTTGCTCTTTTAGGTACTTTTGTACTTTTT